CTGCCGCCCCGATAAGCGTTTTGTCGTCGCCATAAACGTGCCACGGTCCCGGTGTATGCTTTGTCATTGTCTCGCCCCCTTCTTGCGATAAACCCGAATGTCAATCCAATCTTCTCCGCTTTCCCAGCGATAGGAACCAGCAACGCGAGTCCCATTTTTGAGCGTCACGTTGAACCAATCAATTCTCGCCCTTGGGCAGCTTCGGCTAATATTTCCAGCCGCCAACTGTTCGCTCAGTTCTTTTTGTTCTGCTTTTGTCAAATCCGTTTCGTTAATTCTCATTGTTCTGCCTCTCCTATAATTTCCACGTTTTCATTTCCGCCACCGCAACGGCCAGAATGATCCAGATTGCCAGGACACCCGCCGCCGTTGCCCAATATGTTATGTATTCGTCAAACATGCTCACGCCTCGCTGGTTACGATACCCGATAATTAACCCCATGATTCTCAAGGATCAGGTTTATTTGTCCGATTGAATCAAACCATGTTTTCCCGACATAGCGTTCATATCCCGATGGATCAATCAGCCGCCATCCGTCATCATCCCGCCGCACGCTCCACCCGTTAGCAAATCGCCTTGTTTTCATAAAGAGTCTTTATCGTTAGGACAACTAATATCTCCCGTTGTCGGGTCATATACTGCCAAGTTTCGCCGGAGTTGCACCGGCTCGTCAGCCCCGCCCTTGCGCCCGATATCGGACAGGTACTCGTGGACAGGATCAGTCATTGCTCGCCTCGCGCACAATGACCGCCTCGTCGTTGCCGTTGCGGCCCCACTGGTTGCCCGCCTCGTCGATCACGATCCAGCCTTCCCCCTCGTGCTTTTTGGCAGCCTTCAGCGCCGCCTCGGGGGTGCGGTGGTTGGTCTCGCCACGGATGCCGTACACGTTGGTCACTGTCCACTTGCTGGTCTTGCTCGTCGTCATGTTGCTCTTCCTTTCTGTCAGTGTCTTTTTCATCGCTCGCCTTTCGTTAGATTCTCCGTCCCCTCTCATCTGTAAGCACAATACACCGCCCACTATCCCAAGTCAATCCAAACAACAACGCACCGCACGCTATTTATATACGCGCAAAGTGAAACCCCATTTCGCCCAAGCGGGCAAGCGCAAAAACGCACCGCGCACTATTCGCACCCCATTAAAAAACTTGAACATTTACACATAGCGAAACGCCTAGGCGGCACGCGACAACCCAACCCGCAACCCAATACTTGACAACCCGCCGCCGTTGGTGCTACACACCACATCATGAGTAAAAAAGATGCGGCATATTGGCGGGCGTATCGGGCGAAGCGTGCGGTCGCGAAGCAACCGCAACCGGCAACACCTCCGCAACCGGCAACCAGCGCAACCCCGCAACCCATACCCGCGCAACCCGCGCAAGATGGGAATATGCAACATATTGACGCCGACCATATTCAAGGGGGCGATATGCAGGCGGAGAATAGAGGAGATGGAAAGATTGTTGGGGAGGAAGATAACAAGGGGGCGAGGGGGAAGGGTGAAGGGGCGGCGCTGGCGGGGTCAGCCGTTACGCCCGTGCGCGAAAAGTCTGGGCGGTTCCCGGCGTCAACCCGCCGCCCCATTTGTCCACCCTGTTCAGCAGCGCAATATGTTGATGCTCTGGCCCTGATGCGGCAGGGTTACATCGTGGCAGAGGTTGTGCGCGGGTCGGGCGCGGAATGTTGGGACGCAATCAAAGAGTATGCCCTAGCTAATTATCCTCACGACTGGGCAGAGATTGAGCGGGCTTATAAGGCTGCCCGGATTGACAGATTGGCGGACAAAGCGCAGGCTGTAGCCGAGCAGCTAGAGCCAGCGATGAGACAAGCCGTAAAGGGCGCGGACGGAGGCTATACCACAACCCGGCAACGGCGGACAGAATCAGGCATGATAACGGCTGCGCTGGCCGCGATTGCCCCGGAGATCCACGGGCGCGGCGCAGGCCGTCAGGCCCCAGGCGTCACCGTCAATGGCAACGCCGCAATATTCCAAGGCTCACCACCGCCAGCCGGCCTTGATACGTGGACGCCTAACCCTGCCTAGCCTGTACGTCAACCGTTCCCGCACGTACAAGCGCAGTCTCACAGGCTGAGACACTGACACGCTACGTCCCGACGCTGCATCATGCGCCGGATCATGCCCACCAAACCGCGACACGCTGCGACCGCCGAACAGCGCAACCACACGCCCCGGAACCGGGTCATGGGTCCGAGTGGATGACCGCGTATGGCCGGGTCCCATCCATCCCCCACCACCCTCGGTGTCCGTGTCAAATTTTTTCCACCCCTATGGCCCTTCTTCGATTCCCAAAATTCCTGCCGCTGAAATTTCGGCACGAAAAAAGCGCATCGGGCGGATGCGCTTAGCAAATCTCACTGGATGGGTTGTCTACTTCTCCATGGTTCCTTCGACACCGCGCTGCATCCGTTTCAGTGTGCGGCTATGTAGCCACATCTGAGCATCCTCGATCTTGGTGAGCGCGATGGCGTTCTCGCGGCAAGCGTATGGACCGGCTTGGAATGAGCGTAGACGGTCGGCAATGATTTCGAGCAGGACTTCTTGGGTGATGCCGTTCACGCCGTTTGCAGGGATGGGGCCGTTCTGGAAAATGATGTCGAGTCCTTGGAATGCCTGTTCGTCTTGAACGGAGGAATTGGTAATGGTGTCGAATCCACGTATTTCATACCGATGGTTCGCGCCTCCCGCTCCGGGTTCATCGGTGACGAGAATTTCAAGTTTATCGTTCGCCGGGTTGATTTTATGGCCTGTCAGTTTTCTCATTGTTTCTCTCCTTCCGGGCTTTTGCCTATTGTTTCAACGTCGCTGTGTGTTGTCCTCATTCTTCTCCCCGCATTCCTCCTGAACCGCCGCCGCTGGCGTTTGTCGCCCATGGCGAGTCGCATCCAGTTTGGAATGATGCAATAGGTGTCGTCCGGTGTTGGATGGTCTTGGAGGAGTTTTGCCACTTCTTCAAGGAAGGCGATAATGTTCTCCTTGGAAAGTCGTCCGGGTTCTGCGGGGGTGGCGCAGTTCATTTCCTCCGTCCTTTCTTCCAAGCCTTTTCCAGTTCCGGCACCATCAACGCTAGCATATCTCCGGCGTGAAGGCAGGCGTCGGTGAACTGGTCATGGTCAAGCATAAACCGGAACCGGCCCGTATCTTGCCGTTGCAATCCTCCGAACGGCGAGAATGACACCTTCTCCGCAACGAAACTGGCTTCCATGACTTCGTGAAGGGCGTGGGCGTAGACCTGTTGCCAACATTTGCCCTTGCCGTAAATGGTCATGGTGACGAAACCGTGGGGCGTCCATGCGTAGGCGACCTCCGCACCGGATTCGTATGTGTGGTCATAATAGACGTGGAAGAGTATGTCGTGGAGGATGTAGCGTCCGATGAATGCTGGTTTATGTTTCGCTGCCATATCTCACCATTCCCCTTTCGCCACAACATAATCCCGCCCAGCCACCAAGCTGATCTTCACCGGAGGCACACGCACTTTCTCGCAGTGGATCACGGCGGCTTCGAGCGCGGCCCGCATTTCGTCGGCTTGGCTCTGGTCCCCCGGCAATGTGCAGACAACCGACCCTGTGCGTGTAGCATTCTTGCGTTTTTCGGGAATTGCTACACGCTTCACCTTGCCGTCGTGATAGTGGCGCAAGGCGCGGGTGGCCCAATTACTGAGCGTTGTGTCAACCTCGTCGGCGCATAGCCTGGCGCGGTCGAGGAGTTGCTTTTCGATGCGGAGTTTCATTGTCGGCTCAGTTCATCTCCACGTCTGGTTGACCGTGGTGCTTCACTTCCATTTTCAGGAACGGGCATTCGACGATGCAGAAGTCCTTGGAGAGTCCGATGAATGAGCCAAGGACGTAGACGATGCTGCCGATACCGACCCGACCGGAGAATTTCCCCGTCGTCGGGTTGATTTCGCAAGACCGGATTGTGTCACCGGCTCGGTAATCGCGGTCATTGCGGCGGATTTCAAACGACTTCCGGCGCGTGATCCAGAGATTGAAGAACTCCTCGTGAGTCTTGACGGTGTGCGTCATTGGCGGTCGTGGCTTGGGATTCATCCGAAAATCTCCTTCTGGTTGTCGGACTTCATCGGGCGTCCGGGTTTGCGGCGTGATTCCTGGGCGTCGATGGCGGCGATTAATTTCTCGCGGGCAGTAACCATTTTAGCGCGGGCGGCGAGCCTAAATGATAACGCGCACGTATAGCACCTTCCGTGCCGTTCGGCGGCTGATTCAAATTCGTTCAAGGCGGCGGTGATGTCAGTGGTCATAGTCCCTCTGCGTGTAATTCCGATTCTGTTTTGTGATTCTGCGGGCATTCTGGGCCACTCTCCTTATCCTGCGCCTCGCAACCGTTGGCGAGTGGGCGGTTGCATTTTTGGCATTTGCGCGGAATTCCGGTGGCGTCGTCTGCCTGTTTGCGAATATCTTCAATGGAAATGTGTTCCTTGATGATGCAGCGATGCCACATTCCGTCATCGTCGTTTCGGATAAATACGCTCCCGCATTGTGAACAAAGAATGACGCCATCATCTCTATTAGCTACCATGGTTCCACATGCGGGGCATGGAATGAATGCGTTCTTGGCAGGCGGCGGCGTCCACCCCATCTTGATAAGCATTTCGCGGATTGACGCCTCGCGGGTGTATATGACTATTTGCACCACCTTATCGAACACCCCGGTTATCGTCTGATTGATTACTCCGGGCGGAAACTCAAATGTGTCCACGGTGATCTTCTTTGAAAAGTCGTTCATCCCGCCCTCCCCAATATCCCCTGCAAGGTGCTGGCCGTCCACTGCCCGCCCTTGCGTGTTTTGAAACCCTGTTCCGTTAAAGCCTTGCCGATTGCCCGGAGTGTCGTGCCTGACATGCGCATCGCATTGGCAGCGGTGATGGCGCGTTGCTCGTTAGCGTCCTGAACAAGCGTCGCGCCGTCAAGCCGGAATCCATACGGCACGTTCCCGCCTGTGTGTTCGTGTTTGGATCGCTTGTGCGCCATCGCCATCTTGGTGCGCTCGGAAACTAGATCGCGCTCGAATTCGGCCATGACGGCGAGAAGGCGGAATAACATGCGTCCACCGGCACTGCATGTGTCGAGGGATTCGCTGAGGCTGACCAGATTCGCTCCCTGCTTATCCAGACGTTCTCCAATGGCGATGGTGTCCTTCACGGAACGGGCAAGGCGTGAGAGGGAATAGACCACGAGAACGTCGCCACGCTTTGCCGCCGTCAAAGCCTGTTGGAGCGCGGGGCGATTGTCGGCGCGGCCCCCGGAGAGTCCGGCGTCGGTGAAGATGGTCACGGACTCACAGTTGTTCAGGACCGACCATGCTCGGATTTTGGAAACCTGAGCTTCTAGGCTGATTCCCTCGGTTGCCTGAGCCGAAGTTGACACCCTAACATAGCCCACGCAGTTCATTGTTTCTCCATCATCTTCACCGCCATCTCCTCAGCATTCTCCCGCGTCACGCGACAACCTTCCTCGACGATGGCGGCGCGTTCTTCGAGTTCATAGGCGACTTCGGGGTGCGCGGATTTGTAGGCGTTGAATTCGGTGGTGGTCATCGTCAATTTCTCCTTCGCCGCCGTTTGTATACAAAGTCTTTGTCGATGTACACAAAAAAGTGTTGCATTGTGAATCTTTTTTTTCTATACAGAAAACCATGCAGACCAAAGGACCACTTCACTCGCTGAGATTCACCAATGAAAATGAGGCGTGGTTGGACGCCAAGGTGAAGGCGTGCGGCGAGAAACGGCGCGGGGTGCTGGCCGAAATCGTGAATCTTTCCGTCACAGAAATGCGTCAAGCCATGGACGGGAAACCCTCCCGCAGGAGCCGCCGCAAATGAACATCCTCCACCGTCACCCGCCGCTATTCAATCACGACACCAACCAACGCCTCCGCGACTTGGAGGCGATTCTGTTCGCCATCCTCAAGAACAATGGGCCACAGGTGCTTTCGTTCACCGAGCTTCGCCACCTTGAGCCGGGGCGACACGTCGAGATGACGGCGAATAAGACCGTCAACGGAGCGGCGTTTTGCGGGATGATGTTTGAGGCGGTGGAAGCGGAAACCAAGAAGGAAGCGACATGAGCAAGAACAAAACCGACTTAATCTCCATGCACCGGCACATTCAGGCCCGCGAGTTTGCCGAAGCCTGCCGTGAGTTGGAGTCCGTCAAGGGTATGTTGCGCCAGCGCGACATGATCCTGTGGGTTCTTCTGAACCGCCACGGGCAGCAAAAGCTGACCGCCGAGGAAATGTCAGCCACCCCGCAGGGTGCCGCCGTCCGGTGCGATTCCGTCCCAGGCGAGGATGCTGTCACGTTCAGTTCTGTCACGCCGATAGTACAGGAGAATACCAATGCCACTGAAATCAGGGAAAAGCCAAAAGACGATCAGCCGTAACATCAAGGAGATGTCTCACGGCCCTCGCCATGCGAAAATGGCAAAGAAGTTTGGCGCTAAGAAGGCGCATGAAATGGATGTCGCCGCAGCCATGAGAAAGGCTGATGGACCAATGATGGAATTGAACAGGCCGAAAACGATGTAGCGTTGCGGAGTTCAGTCAGGTGGCTGCGAAGGACTCATAACCCTTTGGGCTGGATCGTTACCAGACTCCGCTACCAAGCGAGAAGGAGAAACATGAACGAAGTCAAATTGATCGAGAATGGGGCCAAGTTGCAGATCACAATGGACGTGAACAGTCCCCCGGTCGAAAGCAAGTCCGGCAAGTGTCTTTTGGTTGCGTCGGCCATGATTAAAACCGACATCATGATCGACGGTAAGAGGCTGAGTGTCGGCGTCAACGCCATGATAAAGAAAGGATAGTCCCGTATGAAACCCGTATCCCCGAAACTGATTCCCGTTCTTCAATCCATCTACTTCGACGAGAAGGTTGCCGAGGCTCAGTACCTCGCGCACTACGCCACCGCCGCAAACCGTGGGTTGACCAAGTTTGCTACGCATATCCTCGAACGCGCCGGTGACGAGCGCAAGCACGCCGATGCCATTGGTGCGCGATTGGCCCTGTTCGAGCAGGCTCCGCTGCCGTATAGTGGCAAGTGTGACCCGACCGTTGGCGTGGAGATCGAGTGTCAGGAGATGCTTGACGCCGAATTGCCGCCCGAAATCGCCGCAATCGCCAAGTATGAGGCGGGAATCAAGTTGTGCGTTGAAGTGGGCGACAATGACACCCGCGATATCTTGGTTGCGAATCTGAAGGACGAAACCGAACACGTTCACGAGATTGAAACCGACCTTGGCCTGATGGAGTTGATGGGGTCCGATAATTGGGCCAGCGCGATGATTTGACATGATTCGACAAACGCCAGAGTTCATTGCCGAGTTCAAGCAGAAGTGCAAGGTCGAGGCTGACTGGAAATGGGAAGTCTCGAACCTGTACCGCATTAAGCCTGCCAAGGGCGGCGAGCCGCAGGACTTCCGCCCGAACCCGCTACAGGTGCGGCTCTACAATGATATGTGGTATCGCAACGTGATCCTTAAGGGTCGCGGAATGGGGTCAACAACCGGCGTCATGGTCCCCGCCCTGAATTGGTGCTACCGGATACCCAACTTCTCATGCGCCATTGTCGCCCACACGCAGGACAAGGCCACTGAAATCTTTCAGGATCATATCCGGTTCATGCACGATAACTGCGAATATCCGGTGAAGCAGGAGTTGAGGCCGGACACCTACGGGTCGAAGAGCGAGCTTCAATTCCTGAACGGGTCGCGCATCGCCGTCTATGTCACAATGGCCGGTGGTAGCCATCAATGCTTCATCTGGACGGAGGCAGGGGTGCAGTCTGCCCTTGACCCGGAGGGTGCGAAGAACGTCAAGATGCAGGGTATCCCGACCGCCCGTGACGATCACAGCCGGGTGATGATCGAGTCCACGGGACAAGGTGGACCGCAGGGGGTATTCTACGACACCTGCCTTGCCGCCCGTGAAGAAACGTCGATGATCCTCGCCGGGAAGATCAAATGGAGCGAGCGCAGTTACCGATTCCATTTTTTTCCATGGTTTGAAGATCCCCGCAAATCACGTTCCAAGGAGTACCCTATCTCCAAGGAGGATGCTGAGTATTTCAAGAAGATCGAGCATCAGCTTGGCGTTACGCTTCAGCCGAATCAGAAGTGGTGGTACTGCGAAACGGCGAATGGACCGGAGGGGTTGGCGAAGATTGGCGAAATGCACAGCCAGTACCCGTCCACGTTCGACGAGGCTTTTGAAACCTTCGTGCAGGACGCCTATTTGACGGAGGCATTGTGTAGGGCGGCGGAAGAGGGGCGTATCGGCACGTTCAAGTACAACCCCATGTACCCTGTCGATACATGGTGGGATATCGGGTTTGACGGAACCGCGATATGGTTCACGCAGTCCATCGGCAACATGATTAACGTCATCTGGTACTACGACAACGTTGGGCCGGGATTGCCGTTCTACCTCGACTACATTCAGGGCGGCATGGTCAAATTGCCGTGGAACAAGGCCCGGTATCGCTATCACGTCGCTCCGCATGACCAGACGCGCCGGGACTTTGCCACGGAGCAGAACGTCTACAAGGTTGCCAAGGCTCGCGGGATCGTGTTTGAAACGGGGATTGAGCGTCCGGCTAGGAAGCAGGACACTATCCAGGCTGCAATGATGTTCGCCCATCGGTGCAACTTCGACAAGGAGAACGCCGCATCGGGGCTTCGCAGGCTCGAAAACTACCGTCCGCAATGGGATTCCAAGCTTGATATGCCGAAGCCGACCCCGAAGCACGACAAGAATTCTCACGGCGGCGATGCTTTTCAGGTGTTGGCGGCTTTCCATGACCGGATTTTGCAGAAACACGAAAGCAGGCCAATGCCAACGGGGATCGGCGGGTTGCCGAAGGATTATCCAAGGTGAGAATTTCCGATTGACATACAACGCCTTGTGGTGTATTGAGACAACCATACAAGGCATGGGCTTTGGTTTTTTAGACAACTGAATAGATTTTGTCCGGCAACAGAACGGAGTAATTAACCGTTTTGCATTTCGGAGAATAGCCCGGCATCGTGGAGCCACGACTTCATGGTGCCGGGTTATTCTTTTGCCGGGAATCCTAAAAACATGGACATTGCCGAACCAAAACCGATTTCTGACACACCGATGGACCCGATGGCCCCCGGTAGCGCAGCCTCTTTATGGCCCAAAACAGTCAACATCATTGACGCCGCGCAGGTGAATGCCGACGCGCAGAAGGCCAGCGCAGACGCTTCCGCGCAGGCACTCGCCGCTGAACCCACCGTTGCGAGTTCTCTGATTAACCACATGGAGCTTCTTCGCAATCAGGCGGTAATGTCCAAGTTGAATTCTGGAATCACCGAACGACTTTTGGATTGCCAGCGACGGCGCAGGAATGAGTACGATGCCGAGCGTGTTTCGCAGTTGAAGAAGTTCAACCTACCCGTCTACTACCCGCCCCTGACGCAGACCAAGTGCATCCACACCGAGGCATGGTTGCGCGATTTAACGATGCCCTATGGCTCTAAAATCTGGATGTGCGAGCCGTCCGAGAATCCTGAAATTGACCAGGGCACCGAGCAGGCCATCCGGCAGAGCATAATTGAAGCGGCCACCGTGGAGATCATGGCCGGCAACGATCAAGGTTTGCAGGCCAAGGATATCATCGACATACAGGACAAGGAAATCGACGAGCAGCGCAAGGAAATCAAGGATTTCGCCACAAAACGCGCAAAGCGCATGGAATCCAAGATTTTCGACAATCTTCAGGATTGCTCATGGCCCGCGATTTTCGAGGAGTTCCGGTCGAACGTCGTCACCTATGGCACCGGATTTCTGAAGGGGCCGTACACCAAGACGGTGAAAACCGCTACTTGGAAGAATGGCAAGCGCGTGGTGGTGGACAAGGTGATTCCGATATGTTCCGCACCCTCTCCGCATGACATTTTCCCCGCGCCGTGGTCCAAGGGCGTGCAGGATGGCTACATCATCGAGCGCATCCAGACCTATCGCCCTGCTCTGAACGCCTGCCGGAAGCTGAAATACTATCAGAAGGCGCAGATCGAGGAACTTCTGAGGGACATGCCGCAAGCCAAGGCTCCGCTGCTTACTCAGTACGGCGACTATCAGCGGGCGCAGATGGAAGACAAGGGAAACCAGCTTGCCGATGACCGGGTGGAGTGTTGGGAATTCCACGGATCACTCCCCGGCTTCATGCTCGAAGGGTGGGGCGTTGAGAACATCAATCCCGCCGACGACTATGAGATGGTCGTGCTTTGGTCAGGCACCCGGATTCTCAAGGTGATGCCAGCGTGGAACGACGTTGGAACCCGGTGCTACTTCAAGGCGGTTTTCAAGCCAGTCGTAGGGTCGTTTTGGGGCATTGGCGTGCCGAACATGATGAGCGCGGCGCAGGACCGGGCGTGTTCAGTGATGACACAGATGCTTCAGAACATGGCATGGGCGGGAGGCCCGGTGTTTTGGGGGTACATGAATCGCATGGTCAATCCCAATGACATGAACTGCATCCACGGCGGTAAATTCATCCCGTTCAATCAGGACGACATGAGCGCGACAACGGCGGCTCCCATGGGGTCGTTCGATATCAAGGACAAGACCTCCGAGTTGAACGGAATATATCAGGGGTGTTTGACCGACGCCGACAACGAAAGCGGCGTGCCTGCTTATATGTACGGGGCGAATCAGAACTCAGCGGCCAGTGTGCGGACATTCTCCGGTCTATCCACGCTGATGAACGCCGCCGCCCGTGGCGTTAAGGATGCCTTGATGAACATGGATCAGGCTTTAGGCGACTTCATCTCGAATTGGGCCGATTGGCTGAATGACTACAGCGACGATGAGGAAATCAAGGGAGATGTCCGCGTCATCTCCACTGGCGCGACGGGCTTGTTCATTCAGGAGATGCAGATGGACCGTATGGGGCAGATGCTTGACCGCGTGAAAGACCCATCGGTTATGCAGGCACTTGGCGTTGCCGGTCCAGCCTTCATCGTTTCGATGATTCGCGGAATGGCCCACATGCTCAAGCAGGACACGTCCATGTTGCCGACCGAGGATGAAGTTTTGAAGGCCGCGAAACAGGCGGCAATGGCACCGCCTCCCATGCAGATTGGCGCGGGTGGTGGCGCGCCGCAGGAATCTCAGGCAGGCCAAGAGTCTTTACCCGCCGTTGCGTAAGTGTGCCGCACGGAATCGGGAAAAATTGCACACGGAGATAGAAAGCATGAAGACGATACGATTAGTGACGGCGGTGGCGGTGTTAGGGTTGGTGTGCGGGTTGGTGTTCGCGCAGGACGGGGTTCCCGTTCAGAAGGTGACGGCCAATGAGGTTCAGGCGAATCGCGTGTTGGTCCCTGTCAGCGGATTGGTCGTCGGTGGTACGGCGGTGACGGCATCGGCGGCTGAGTTGAATACGGCGGTATCGACGGTTGGTGCGGGAACGGTTGCGGCCTCCACATTGACGGGTAATATCGCTCAGGCTCGTGTGACAAACGCCTTGGCGACTGCTGGTGCGGCAATCGGCGGGAACATCCCTGTGGCGGCTTTGACTAACGCTCTGGCTGGCACAGCATATACGACCAATACACTCACCGGCGACGGAGTGACGAACATGTTCATTTGGCGCACGGTTGGCACCGGGAAGATTCTGCATTCGATCACGACCACTCCGTAATTTCACTACCATGATGAACCTTCAAGAGTCCGAGAAGAACGCCTTCAAGGAGGCGTTTGAAATGCTGGTCCGAAGCGAGCACGGCATGGTGATTCTTGCCGCTCTCGAAAAGGATTTGGCGAGACTCGACGCTCTGAATCGTTCTGTTGAGACGGCAAACAAAATGAGTGCCGCGTTTTATCTGGCGCGGTTCTTAAAGGAAGCAAGCGAGGCCGGGTACAAGCCCACATACGCCTACCTCGCAACAGGTATTGAGCCGGTTCCGCCCGTTGCGGTGCCGGGGTTGTGGGCTAGGATTTTGTCCGCCCTTGCTGGCACGGTACGGCAATCGCCGCCCCGGTAGATCAGGAAGCACGGATGCGAAGAGAGGTTGACCGAGATGAGCATGAAAGACGATATGGCGTTACTGGAACAACAGGAGAAGGATGCTTTGGAATTGGCACGGAAGGAAGATGGCTTGGTTATCACTCCCGCCCCGGACACAAAGCCCGACCCCATCGTTCCGGCCCCCAATGCTGAGTTGGACGCCCTGAAGCAGCAGTTGGCGGCAGAGCAAAGCCGAGTGGCCGAGCTTACCGCGAAGCTGAACAGCGAGGACGGACGGCGCGGCGGGGAACTCCGAACACTCCGCGAGCAGGTGGAACAACTCAGGGTTCAGATCAAGGCGATGACCGATGAGAAGCAGGCACTTCTCGACGCCGCATCCAAGCCCCCGGAAATTCCGCCCGTTGACGAAGAGGAGGAGAAAGAGTTCGCCGTGAACTTCCCGACAATGGCCGCGCAGAGGAAGGCGGAAGCCGCCCAACGCAAAGCCGAGGCCGAGCAAGCCCGCAAAGACGCCGCCGAAGCGCGACGTTTGGCGGAAGAGGCGAGAGCGTCTGCCATGCTGACTGTCACGCAGCGTTTTGTTGAAACTGTCAAGGCGAAGGTGCCGACGTTTTCCGATGAGTCGCCTGACCCGTCCTTCGTGGATTGGGCCAACGCGACGAAAATCAAGGGAACGCCCTACACCTACGCTCAGTCTTATGACCTTGCCAGAAAGCAACTGGACGCCGGGACGATCATCGAGGTGCTGGAAACCTACGAAGCGACGAAACAATCGAGCACACCACCCCCGCCCGAACCGCTGAAGCCGCCGAAGCCCTCGAAAGAGGATCAGGCGATTCCGCCGTCATCGGGAAGCGGAGCGGTCCCCCCTGCTGCGGATGCCAGTTCAGCAAGGGCAAAGCGTGCGTCTCGCATTGCGGAACTGGAGTACAAGTTGGGCATGACAGGGATGCGGCGGACGGCGACGATTGCCGAAGGCAGCGAGTATGAAGCCCTGGTCAAGCAACAAGCGTCGGAAGATGAGAAGGCCGCATAACAATGGTTGTGACCTTTTGGCGCAATCAGCGGCAGAAAGCAGAAGCGTAAAATGATTACTCCCGCACAGGGCGTACCGAACTACAAAACGTCCGGTTATGCCATCATGGACGTGTTCTCCAAGGTGTTCAACAAACGCTATTGGGAACAGGATGCCATCGCCGCCATCACCACCTCGAAGCAGTTCTCGGAACTCAAGAAGGGTGATACGGTCAACGTGTCGAACGAACCCACGATCACGTTCCATAACGATTACAAGGACGGTCAGGACTTGGATCAGGATGAAGTGGATCTCGACGGCGTTCAGCTGAAGATCGACCAAGGCGGCTATTACAACGTGCCTCTGACGGACGTTCAGGCCGAATTGAGCCACTTGGCTCTGACCGAGCAGTTCATGGAAACGGCACTCAAGGAGGCCAACAAATCCATCAACACCCTGTTCTTCGCGGACATGGTGGATCAGGCGGATGCAGCCAACAAGGGCGTCGCGGCTGGTAACTTGTTCTCAGGGTACAACCTTGGAACATCGGCCGCGCCGGTTGCTGTGAACTTCGGCGGGACGAATTCCGCCACGGCCATCGTGCAGTACCTCACCCAATTCGCGGCAGTCCTGCGCGAGCAGTATGCCAACGAGGATACCTTCATGGTCATTCCTCCGTGGATGGAGTGGGTGCTGGCGAACAGCGAGATGAAGTCCGCCATGGTCATGGGTGACGGTCCCTCCCGCCTTATCAACGGATATCGCGGCAAGATCAACAACATGACCGTGATCGTGTCCGGGTTCGTTCCGGGCAACGGCTCGGCCATTGGCACCCCGTCCGCCATCCTTGGCGGCAACAAGGCCGCCATTGGTTACACGCTGCGGAACATCCGCACGATCAAGTGGTACAACGGGAAGTTCACGACCCTCCTCCAAGGTCTGATGATCTGGGGCTGGAAGGTTGTGAAGCCCAAAGGTATCGTGAACGGGTACGCCTACTTCAAGGCGGCGGCGTAAGTTGGTTGATCCTCCGCTGGCCTTGCCGGGTGTCTACCGGATAGGGCCAGCGGATTTCGCAGAACATCAAGAAAGGTCAGAAACATGAACAGGAAGTTGATTGGAATTTTCGCGGTGACGATCCTCGCGGTTGTCGCTCTCTCCGCTTCGGCGGTTGAAACGGTCATGAATTTTACCGGAAGTGCCACTGTGCTGTCACAGAAGGACGCCGGGAAAATGTATGTGGTCGAGAACAAGGTTACGATTGCCACGGCTGGCGTTGGCGACATCTACAAGTGCATCGGCGTCAAGGCTGGTTCACTGGTGTTGGCGGCTTCGGTCGAAGTGCTGACGGCGAATACCAATTCCAGTTCGATTGTGGAGTTGGGTGACGCCGGAAGCTCGACGCAGTACGACGCAAGCACGGCCCTGAACGCCACGTCTATTACTGTGAGTCCTGCGTCGGCGTGGGAACTATACAGCGAGGACAGTGATATTCGGTTGACGATTGGAACGGCAGCGGCCACCAACGTCGTCCTGAAGGTTCGCGCCGTCATTGCCGACCTGTCGAAGTAACCCTGCATTGTCAGTTGTGCCGGGGGTTCCATTCGGGACTCCCGGCCTTAACCTTACCGGAGGACGCCTGTGAAAGCCTCTCGAATCAGCCTACTCATACCCTCCGTTGTCGATAAACTCCCCGCCACTCCACTTCCTGGACAGGTTCTCCGCGCTCTCCGCGATGCCGCGCAACGGTTCTGCTTTGAAACCGAATGCTGGAAAGAGCCGCTTCCCGCCGTGGACCTTACCGCCAATACGCTCACTTACACGATTTCAACCACTTGGCAGGCGGAAGTCAAACGCATCTACGCCGTCACGCTTCGCACCGCCGCCGACATTGCCGCCAATCGTCCGGGGCGCGATCATGACTTTTCACGCGACTCCTATGATCCCTCCACGGGTGTCTACCGATTCTACTCCGCGCCGTCCGCAATCGCCGTGACGGATGGATTGATTTTCACCTGCGTCTTGGTACCGAACCTGCAAACCAACGAGGTCAATGAGTGGATCACCGGACTCTACGGGACGGCATTCATCTACGGGGCGGTGGCGGATATGTGTTCTCATAAGGGCGCGGGGCCGATGTATGATCCACAAACCGCCGCGCTTTACACGTCCAAGTACAATCAGGTGAAGAACAACGTCAATGCGGAAGTGTTCAGGAATCACATGAATGTTTCGCCCACCATTCACCCCGCCTACAATATGGCAAGCGCGGCATTGGGCATGGGGTCCGGTTATCGGGTAGGAGGCTGACATGAGTGTAGGCACGGCATCAATCGCTGCGGCAATCGACCGGGACTTGCGGAAGATCACGTTCACCGGCGAGCAGGTGTGGTTTCGCAAGCTGGTCAGCGTTGTCACCACGGGATATTCAGGCTCGACACCGGCCAATATGGTTCTGTTCGTCTATAAGGGGTCCACGCTGGTCGCCTTGGCTCAGTCCCCGACCGCCCCATGCACCTTTAGTCTCGATACGAACACCGCTGAGATGGAAGCCTTCATGGAGTTGGCGGCGGAAGGCGCATCACGCGAGTTTGACGTGTTCATCTATGACGCCGAATCTACCTCGCTGGAATTGCTTGGCAAAGGGATTCTCGAAGTCCTTGGCACCCGCGACTACGGGGCGGTTGCGCCTATCCCTCCATTGAGCACTTCGACGGTATTCATCGGGTCATTCGCCTTCTACAATGGCAAGACCTATCTCCGGTCTGTCACGGACAGTCTCTACTACGAATTCGCCGCCTACGGGACCGGACAAGGAGTTTCCGAAGTCACCGGCACCGTTGGCATAACCATACCGGGGGCACCATGAGCTTTTTAGCGAGCGACGTAATCACGGCGGCACGGGCTATCTGGAAGGAGTCCACGCCTGGAGATATTCTTTCTGACGAACTGTGCTGGGAGTTTTTGAATTTAGGGATCACGAGGATTCGGTCGAGAAGGACGGATTCCACATTCGATTCCAACGGGAACCATGTTGACGCTTTGGTTGTTAGCGCGAATTCTTCGCTGATCAATTTGGACTCCGTTTTCCTTCCGATGTTGACCGAGTATTTAATCGCTCGTGGATTTCAGTCTGACGCTGATTCTCAAAATCACGACAAGCGATCAAGCGTACACATGAACGAATTTGAGAATCAGTTGAAGGGAGCGTAGCCATGGCCTATGAAACCGAAATGCTCGAAGTTTCAGAAGGAAGTGCGAATCGGATATCATTTTCGGAAAACGCGAAAACAGGTGTGGTCCAACTTACACGCGGATGGAGAAAGGTAACTGACACCCGGAAGCAGTCCGTTCTCGATTACCTGAAAACCGTTGTCGCCGTACAGAATCCGAAATATGACAACGGGAAGGCGACGGCGGAGGGATTGTTTCGCGTCGCTGAAAGCGGATGGAGCGATCAGTCGGAGATGTATTTTCAGGTTCTTCGTCTTGGATGGTCGTCCACCGTCCTGAATGCCACCGGTGACGCTCCGAACACTTTGCCGGATGATGAATGGCAGATTCAAACAGGATCAGACTCACGCTCTGATGCGCGTTCCTTCACTTTCCTTCGGCGCAACGTGGCATCAACGTCGGTTAATGCTGCCGTAACTGCACTCAGGACTCTTGGCGCATGGACGAACCCGACCGTTCAGGGCGAGGCAAAGACGGGCGTTTATGCTTTTGCTAATATCGTCCCGATGCAGCAGGAGGATGGGTCTTACTGGATCACGATTGAGGCGATCAAGACGGCGACGATTACCGCAATAGAAAACTTGTCCGCGCTTTCTCCTGTGCGCCTTGATACACGCGACATCGAGAATCCGTTTGGACTTGAAGGCGGGTATTCGGCGCATGTCGGCAGAAAGCCCAAAGACGGCATTGTTTTGACGTTCAGGGCGCTATCAATAGGGAGCCGTGCCGTTCTCATGGCCATGACCGATGCTCAGCTACAGGGCATTCTGAGCGCCGAGGAACAGTTGAAATACGAGTTCATCAAGCGGGAACTGGCCGAGGATTCCGGAAACACTTTGAAACTGGTACTTTCCTACCAGTACATCCCGCTGGCAACTTCCGCCCCGGAGTCGGCGGCACGTCTCAATAAGTTTGAGTTGCATGCGCAATCGGGCAAAGTCCACCTGTGGCGGTCATGGCCGCGCTTGACGGGAACGGCTGCCCATAATGAGCTTCAAGGCGGAGCAGGCAGTAACGCCAAGATTAAGGCGGCGACTGTTACCGATCCTGTGGCCGTAGGGTCAGACGGGGTGAGCCGTACCTACACCGGGGAATGGCTGGCGCTCGACATCCCCGGCATGGAAACCGACAACGACGGAATGCGGATCGTGCAGCATCTCGTAAAGGCCGGAGACCAAGCGGTTGACGTCGTGCTTGGCCCCGACCCGCTGCACAAGTCCTATGAGTTCTACCGATGGGATGCCAGCAAGACGCTAATTGATGCCTTTCTTGCCAGTGCTGACCCCTTCGGTGACTCCTCACTGGACCCGAAGTGGAGCACGTCTGAAGTCGGAATTACGAAGATCGTCAAGGTTGACGCCAATTCCGACCGGAGTTTGAACCTTTACGCTGCCTATTTGACGACGGCAGGGCTGGACAAGGTTGAATTGTTCACGGGGTCAGCCCCAGGCAAACTGACGGTCAGAGATTCCTACTACTCCACTATGGAATACGGGTTTGGTTGGAATGTTCCCGTCGCAAGCCTCAAGACGTACTCCGACTATTACAAGCCTGTTTCGGCAGTCGTAAACACCAAGAATGAATTCAAAATCACACGGCGCGATGAACATACCTTTGACTTTGAGGGAGTTCTTCAAACCTTCGTCCCGATTGATTCCGGCGATGTGATTGTCGAGGACACAAAGGAAAAGACCGTCATCGTTCGGACTGGATCATATCTCACCGGGGGAACATACTTCACGCCGGACGCCGGAGAATACGTCAGGCCGACAGCCTCCACGCCTAACGTGAAGGTTGAGATTGAAGTCAAGGACAACGCCTACGGGTCAAAGGATGCCGTCAAAAAGACCACGACGTTCAAGGAGATAGATGACGGCGGCATTGTCATTGAGGACACTGCCGAAAAGACTGTGACGCGCAGAATTGGCAGTCATATTCTCGCCGCCAAGATCGCAGCGGGTGGCGTTTTTGGCCCTCTGTCTGCTCAGGTTGAAGGAACAGAGGTTGTTGTAGATGCCAAGCTGAACGACGTTCAAACGTATGAAGTTGTCAGAATTGCCACCGTTTACCATGAACAGACGGGATCATCGTCAAGCACCAAGGGAACGATAGAAACCATAGAAGAAGATACGGCAAAAGCAACGGCCACTGATCCAACCCTTACCGATGATGCCGTCAACAAAATCAGCGCGATAGAGATTTCTCCGCGCAAGGACGGTCTAAAAGACACCGTGAAGAAAGACACAACTCTTTTTTCAAAAACTTTGGCAAATGCTGTTGTCACAGAAAAGGACGCTTTCCACACCAAGACGCTGACAAAGATTATCAACGGAACAAGTGTCACTGGCCCTGCAACTTACGGAAAAGCCAGCGTGGATCACAATGGAGCCGGTGGCGTCCATACCGACCTTGAAGAAGTCGATGAAATCAACGTCGCAAGCCAAGACAAGATCAGCACACCGCTTGAGACTATTACTATCGACAAGAACACGGCATCGACAGCAGCAACGCTTGGAACCGTTTCGCAGAACAACGGTTCTACGATCAAAAATAAGCCGACGCCTGGAGGAAACTTCGAGTCTGAAAAGGTAGGCACCGTTAAGACGCCGTGGGATTCTGGCGACCTTGTTCTTGTGAAGAACTTCGGCGGAGTGTTCACGGAAAGCATGAAGCGGTTCAGGAACAGCACTACTATTCCCGCCGCCACTCCCGGTCAACTGGTCAAGGCAATCGAGAATGAATTAGCGTCATTCGACGGCGAGGTAATAGAGCGCAATATCGTTGCTGGCGCTGCAACTGGATTCCTCACCGTAGGATCGTCAATCTATGAGTGGAAAGAGCGTAACGGCGAAATGCGATTCCCGGTCTGGACAACATCCACTGACAGCAGCGTCCCCCAGCGTATCACCGGATACAACATCTACTACTTCCAACTCTACTCCTGGCGCACAGTGACCGTTACGGTGACGAGAGCGTATTCCGCTACTCACCCGGCCGCCGCGGCTCAGACCGCAAGCGGAAGAGGAAACGCCGGCGGAGGAACGAGCGTCATTCAGCAGGTCATCGAACTTGCCGAGGGGCTTTTTGCCCTTGAGACAAAAACGATAGTCGTTTCTGATTGGACGAATATCGCTCCGATTTGGCAACCCATCGCTTCAATATGAACGAGTCACCAGTAATCGAGCAAGATGGCGTAGTCGTCCCACGGTCGCGAGCCGAGTTCCAGGCAGGAATCCGGCTCGGGCTTCGGGGATCTCTGGACGCTGACGACATGATGCGCCGGATTCTCGGTTCGAGTGAATCGGCGCCTGCCCAACAGGACGCGCCAGAGGATATTCCGAGGACTGCAACCTGGTCTCCACCATCCTCCTTCGGATTCGCGGGATTTACGACGGTCAGTCCCGGCGTGTGCTACATGGAATTGCACGGAGGAAGCGTGCGCTACAACAGCAAGTTTGTTGTGAGCATGGCGGCAACGCACGCCGCCTCAGAAGACCCGGCACTTGCAGAAACAGGCATACAAATCACGGGCACTCTTGCCTCCCCCACCTATGTCTGCATTCAAATGAACAAGAGTGACGCGAACGATTGCACTTTTGTTGGGTTGGCCGCAGAGCCGGAGGATAACGGCACACACTGGTATCGTATTCTTCACACGGCGTATCTCGACGATGCCGGGACCGCGCTCTACCTGGCTGACCGCCGCCACGATTGGAACTTGGGGAGTCCGATCAAGTGATGAAGCGCCTCATAGGTCTATGGTTGTTAGCGCTTTCTGTGCGGGCGTACGCCTTCGACACGAACGTATGGCCTCTCAGCGTCAATACGAACGTTGACGTTTATACCAACGTCCTTGGGAACGAGTTTGTCAGCAATGTGCTGTACCGTTCATGGTCATTGGGCGACACGAATTGGGCCAGCACCAACTGGATGCGCGTGGTCAGCGGAAGCAGCAACGACATCTTCTCCCGCCAATTCGTGAGCGGAGTTACGACATCGACCGTCACCTACACCAACAAGGTTCTGATCTTCACCAACATTTGCGTGAGCAATCTCTATGGTCCCTTTGTTCAGGACGGTTTTACTGGCGCGGTGCCCGTTACTGCTGAATCCTTTGAACGGCTGACGGACCAACTTGAGGCCAAGTTACCAAGCTATTCGCTGCCCTACTACACGACGGGCGTGGACTACACATTCGATCCGTGGTTCGAGAAGCAGCACATCACGGGGCCAGTCGATGCGCCCGTCACCAATTACCCCACCGATTTCCCGATGGCCACCAAGGCGGACGCCTTCCACAAGATCGGCATTGGCGGCTTGCTGTACGGGGACGGTGCCTATGACTGGCCGAGCAACTTCTACTCTTACTTGTCACTGGCCACGAATCAGTGGGGGCAGGTTACGAATGGGACCGGTTACTGGACGAAGCGAAAGAATCGAGTCAATCCGTTGATCGTCGCACAGTGGGGACCGGAGAATGCAAGTTATCCGTGGCCCGGTTGGGGAGGATGGTTCAGCGACTACCCGGTCAATAGCTACCCCGCACTCGGCGCGACGTGGTATTACTCTGTCCCGTCCGAGTACAACGAGGCGGCACCACGAGGGGACGACCCCGCGCTGGGCAACTCCCGCTTCATTGACCTTGCCCCGACGCAGTTTCCGTCCTTCATCTGGATTCCAGGGGGGACTAATGCTTTCACAGCACTCACGAACGTAGTGGACAATCACCGTGATGGGAACAACGACTCTGCCGGGGCGCTGTGGTCTAGCAATGCCATCAGAAGCGCAGACGCGTTTGTCGGGGAGACGCAGATTCTTTCTTCGTCTACGACACGGGCTGATCGAGCCTGGGTTTCGTCTCGCACGTCGATGACGGGATCTCCGGCGAATTCCAACGACCATGTGCAGCTTGTCTGGCTCGATCCGGTCACAACCTATGAGGGAACGAAGGCTTGGGACAACGTCCTGTTGCCGGAGCAGTTGGACGAGCACTTCTTCCTGATGACCAATATGTTCCTGACTCCGTGGACTTCGTGGACGTGGACGAACAGCATGGAAGTGACCAATCAGTATCTTCCAAACGTGACCAACATCTACATTCGGGATGTGTCGGAGGCAAAGAGCAACCTGTGGGAGAACTACTACACGAACGGGACAATGACCAACGTCTTTTGCGGGGATGTCGATCCTGAAAAGATTATCTGGTGGTGGATGCCCACGCCAAACGACCCCTCTTGGTGGTTTCACGCCGAGATTCCAGAATGGTCTGCTCCCGCAAAGTGGGATGACACGTGGAGGGTTCTGTCCAATGCGGTTCCTCCAACCTTTAGCTGGTCGCTCGATTTGCTGGCGGAGATTTCGGAGTCGTACACGGCGACAGCGGCAATACATCAGGTCTGGACGAACTTCTCCGACCCGACCAATTTCATGTACGAAACGCTGCCGACTAACTGGACGTTCTTGGGTTCTCGCGAGGCTACGACACAGACAGTGGTGAATGCGATAGGGACTTCCGTCAAGTCGCAGGTAGCGGTAAAAAATCTCAACGAGACAATTCCGCATCGGGCGCATATCTACGCCAAGTACTCGCACCCTTATTCAACCGTCATCAACAGCGACAGGACGTACCACAGAATCGCCATCGTGCCGACAAACGGGTTCACACAGGACAGGACAATCGTCAGCGACTACGTGGACCTGACGACCAACATTCTAGGGTTTATGATCTATCCGAAAGTGCAGGAGGGCGGCTATAGCTGCACGGAGTACCTGAAAGGCGGTTGGTTCTGGGAGCAGTTGCCGGATGCTGTGGCGACTGCAAGTGTCTGGATGTACTATCCTGTCTGGATCACGAATTCGGCCAGCTATGTCACGAACTCCACCACGGAGGCTGTGACGAACTTCCTGTATCGGACCAATGCAATCCCATACGATGCCACCAACTATAGTCACACGCTCACGGTGACAAATAACGCGGACAGCAACCCGCTGGCCTGGGGTCTTTACACAAACGCCGATTGGTCGCAATATCCCCATACGTGGCAGTTCGATGCTACGAACGACCAATCAGTGTATGTTGAGGATGTGGAGTATTATCGGGGTTCCGCCACTCAATCAGTGTGGGCAGGTTCCGGCTCTTACGCTTCAGGCTCAGTGTATGCCGTGTACAACCCAACGGGACTCACGAACATCGTTCCGAATGGGGCGACAAACTACGTTCCGTATACCGTAACCAATGTCTTCTGGACCAACACCTTTGTTGCCACCAACCTCATTGGGTATTCCGCAGACTGGTATGGGGAGTATTTCACCAAGCCTTTCTGGTGGCGTATCTTCACGGCAGAGCATTCAAATGAGCTAGGCGGCGTAGATGGGGTGAGCGTTGATGATTACACGCTTGTTCCACGGACCTGGACCTGGGGTCCGACCAATTACATTGCGGCTGGGACGGACACTGTTACGACCACGTGGACCGGCTACTTCACCAACGTCATTGACGGAATAACCAATTACTGTGTGAGCAACACGTTCCACACCGTACAGAAGGAGTGGCCAGATACGTCCTGTGCGAGCCATTCCGCCTCGTTGCCGTGGCCGCAGCCTTTGGCGTGGGACGGCTCTATAACCTATCCAAACGATCATTCTGGCGACTCGTGCCCCTACTACTTTAGCCCCACAATGGACGAAACCAATATTCAGGACTTGGTGACCAGATCGCGGTACGTGGTCCGCGTTGTCCCTGAACGGAATGGATCGCTTTATCGACCCACGGACGGGACTGTCACATGGGACTACGGACTGGCCAGCGTGGAGCCGACCGATGCGTGGGATAATCCAGACGGAACACTGTTCGGAATCCCCCCTCGTCGCTACGCCACCGGCTATGACAGAACCTGGGGGACGGGTGAGAATCGGTACACAGACCTGCGTTACTGGGGGCCGGACAGCGTGGTGAGCTGGCGAATTGACATGACGGTAGGTGAGCCGGTCATCACGCTTTACAATAGGGTCGGAAACCAACTGGCGCATGACAGTAATTTCAACCCATACTACCCTTACCCTTACACGAACGGGACGTATGCACAGGTCTTCGCCATAGCGGGCAGCTATTCGCCCTCGGCCCAGCATTATGCTGTCGGGGACGAGCGGGACGAGCGAGTGGCGGATGCAGCCATTCATCTCATTGAGCGTGACGACGATTGGTATAACTGGGCGACGAGTGGCGATAGTGCCAAGCATACAATTAACACGAATATCAGCAAGACCCACACCATCGACATGAAGGTGTTGATAGAGTGGGACCATCCATAGGCCAGTGCTAAAACCTCGTCCAAGGAATGCTAAAACCTCGTCCTTTACTACAGGTTCAGATGATTTGACATTACTCCATTGACTTTCGGCAATAACATGATACAGAGAAAGAAGGTGCAACATGGCAACGGTAACACGAAAAAAGCAAGACGATCCTCTCGC